TTGTAGAGAACCCTATTCAGAGTGGTTGTTAAAATGCACTGGTAAAAGGTATCGCTATGCTTCGTAAAGTAAAATTGTATGGAAAATTAGCAGAATTTGTCGGACATAAAGAGTTCGAGGTAAAAGTCAGTAGCGTTGCACAAGCTATAAGTTTTTTAATACATAACTTTCCAAGTTTGGAAACCTATATGAGTCCAAAGTATTATCAGGTAAAAGTAGGTGATTATGATATTGATAAAGATGAAATTGGTTATCCTATTGGAAAAGAAGATATACATTTTATACCAGTTATATCAGGAGCAGGAGGGCCAAACACTAGAAGAATTATTTTAGGTGTAGCTTTAATTGGAATTGGTATCGCTTCGGGAGGTGTAGGGTTTGGTTTAGGTCCAGCAGGATTAGCTGGAGGATTTTCTAATTCACTAGGAACATTTAGTCTTGCAGCATTAGCTGGAAATGTAGGTATTGGTTTAGCCCTTACTGGTGTCAGTCAAATGTTATTTCCTTTACCAGATGATCAAGATTTTAAATCAGAACAAGATCCTCAATTATCATTTAATTTTGCAGGGTTGCAAAATACATCAAGGGCTGGCACATCACTTCCGATAGTCTATGGTGAAATATTTACAGGAAGTGTTGTAATTAGTGCAGCAATCGACACTAATCAGGTGGACGCATGACTGATCAAAACAAAATTATTAGGGGTGCTTTTTTTGGTCTTTTTAATAACAAGCCACCTGCCCCATATAAAGCTCCTGATACTTTACATAGTAGAGCTTTTGCTACTGTTCAAGATTTAATATCTGAAGGTGAAATAGAGGGTTTTGCATCTGCTTCTAAAGAGGGTCTTACAAAAGGAACAACAGCTTACGATAACGCAAGTTTAAAGGATGTTTTTCTTGATGACACACCAATATTAAATTCAACTGCTTCTAGCTCTAGTCCTGATGAAAGTGATTTTAACTACCAAAATACAACTTTTAAATCAAGGTTTGGAACGTCAAATCAAACTGCAATGAGTGGTATTCCTGCTGAGACAAGATCACCGACTGCTGTAGGAGTAACGGTAACTACTACTGCTCCCGTAACAAGACAAGTTACTAATACTGATGTAGATGCTGTAATTGTTACTTTAACTTGGCCACAGATACAGGTCTTTGAAGATGACGGAGATGTTAGAGGTCATTTTGTTGAATATAAGATACAAGTTCAGTACAATTCTGGCGGTTTTACTGACGTAATATCAACTTCTGTTAGCGGAAGAACAGCAGATGCCTATGCTAGAGATCATAGGATAACTCTTACTGGAGATTTTCCTGTAGATATAAGAGTAGTTCGTATTACACACGATGCCACAGAAAGTAGAGTTCAAAATGCTTTTCAATTTACGAGTATTCAAGAAGTAATAGATAACTCCTCAACATATCCGAATAGTGCTTATGTCGCTTTAAGACTTGATAGTAAACAATTCAATCGTATTCCTTCAAGAAAATATCGTATTAGAGGAATAAAAGTAAGAATACCAGGTGCATCTGCTTCTGTTGTGTCTGCAACTTATACGCAATCAACGACTGTTGTGACCGTTAATAATAATAATCATGGTTTGTCTGTTGGTGAATCAGTAGTGTTTACGGCTACATCTGGTGCTGGAGTAAATGGTACTTTTGTAGTTCAAACTGTTCCTGATGTGAACTCATTTACTTTAACTTCAAGTACTTCTCAAACTGTAACAACATCAAACTGTACGTTTGCTGGAACTCCAAATGTTGATTTAGCTACAGGAAGAATACGTTATCCAGAGGGATATGTTTTTAATGGTGTCATGGCTGCTGCTGTATATACTAATTGTCCCGCAATGTGTTTACTAGATCTTATTACTAATACTCGTTATGGATTAGGTAATCATATCTCAGATAGTAATTTAGATTTATTTAGTTTTGTAGCTGCAAGTAGGTTTGCAAATGCAGAAGTAGATGATGGAACTGGAGCAGGTACTAAAGAAGCTAGATTCAGTTGTAATGTAAATATTCAAAGTCCAAAAGAAGCATTTGCAGCAATAAATGATTTATCTGGTGTTATGAGATGTATGCCAATATGGTCTGCTGGTGGTATAACTGTTTCTCAAGATAAACCTACAACAGCCAGTTATTTATTTAACTTGGCAAACGTAGGGGAAGGTGGGTTTAATTATTCAGGAAGCAGTCTAAAAACTCGCCATACTGTTATAGCTGTCAGTTATTTCAATATGGAATCAAGACAAATTGATAATGAGGTCGTAGAAGATAGCACCGCTATAAGTAAGCTAGGCACAATTGTTAAGCAAGTAAAAGCATTTGCGTGTACATCTCGTAATCAAGCTGCCAGATTGGGTCGGGCAATACTCTTCGCTGAACAAAATGAATCTGAAATAGTAACTTTTACAACTTCGATAGATTCTGGTGTTGTAGTAAGACCTGGATCTGTTATTGAAGTGAACGATCCAGTTAGAGCAGGAGCTAGAAGAGGTGGTCGTGTTGTATCTGCGACAACAACTGCAATTACTATAGACGCATTATCAGAAACCACTTTACCTGCCTTAAGTGACAATCCTACGATAAGTATTATTCTGTCTGACGGTACTGTCGAATCAAAAAGCATATCTGATATTACAGGGGCAGTTTTAACAGTAAGTTCTGCTTTTTCTTCCGCACCAAATACTAATGCACCATACGTTATCTCAAGTACAACACTTCAAACACAGTTATTTAGAGTCATACAAGTAGAAGAACAAGATGGTATAAATTATGTTATTACAGCACTTACTTATGTTGAAGGTAAGTATAACTTTATAGAAAATGGAGTAGCTCTACCAACAAGAAATATATCAATTTTAAATGTCCCTGCTCCAACTCCAACCAATTTGACAGTTTCAGAAAAAACTGTAGTTATAAATAATATTGCTAGAAGTAAATTGATTGTAAATTGGCAACCAGTTAAAGGGGTTACACAATATCTTTTAAATTATAAATATGAAGATAATAATTTTGTCTCGCAAGTTGTATTTAGTAGCGATTTTGAGCTTTTAGATACTAAAAAAGGAACATATACTATTGAGGTTTTTTCATATAATATTTCATTGCTTTTATCTGTTAATGCCGCTTCAACGACATTTGTTGCAGAAGGTAAAACAGCATTACCAGAGGATCTTTCTGGGCTAACTATTGAACCAATAAATGAGCAATTCGCAAGATTAAGATTTAATCAGGCAACTGCTATAGATGTTTTACATGGTGGTCGTGTTTATGTAAGGCATACAAGTCAAACAGGAGGAAGTGCTTCTTTCCAATCTGCTCAAGATGTTATTGAAGCTGTAGCTGGTAACACTACGGAGGTTATTGTTCCTGCTTTGGCTGGTACTTATCTATTAAAATTTCAGGATGATGGTGGTAGATTTAGTGCTAATGCAGCTAGTGTAGCTTTATCTGCTGTTGATATTCTTGACTCAATAATAGTTAAAACAGACAGAGAAGATACGGATGGAACACCATATAACGGAACAAAATCTAATCTAGTTTTTGATTCATCTATCGGAGGATTAAAACTTACAGATCCATCAGCAAATGCTACTGGAACGTATGATTTTGTAGATACACTTGATCTTGGCGGCACATTTTCGCTTGTTTTAAAAAGACATTTTCAAGGAGTCGGTTTTTATGTTGGAGATCAATTTGATAACAGAACAGATTTAATTGATACTTGGACAGATTTTGATGGAACAGTGGCAAATGACTCCAACGCTAAAATAGCTGTTAGAACTACTACAGATAATCCTTCTGGCTCTCCTACTTATACATCTTTTAATGATTTTGCTAATGGAACATTTAAGGGTAGAGGTTTTCAATTTAGAATTACTTTGACAACAGCAGACGTAGCTCAGAATATGAATTTACAACAAGCAGGTTATACAGCAACAATGCCATCAAGAACAGAACAATCTGCTGTCATAGCGTCAGGAGCAGGAGCAAAAGCAGTAACATTTACAGCACCATTTTTCGTTGGAACTTCAGGAT